TTTTTCAACAACCAAGTCGGAAGTAACTCTATATTGCGCCCCAGAAGGTATAATGAGATAGTCTCTGGGTCTAATTATATCAACTTTTTCGCCATATAATGCACCAAATAAAATTTTAAAAGAGTTGTCTGTTCCTTTAGAGGAATAAAAATCTATTGCTTGTTTTACAAATAATCTTTCATTTAAATCTGGGAATAATTCTCTATTTTCAAAACCAGGAGTAATTTGTTTTTTTATTTTATTAAAAAATTCTTTTAGGAAAAGGACACTTAGATTAGTTACCTTTGCCGATAATTTATGTTCCTCAGAATCAGTTTCTGAAAATAATACTTCATCACCATTTTCGTATGAACTAATTCCACTAAATCCTCTTATACATCCTTCAAAGGTTGTTGAAGTTTTTGAAGTATATGTTATTATTTCTGAATCAATTAAAAGTAAGCCGTAAGAATCTGGAAAACCTGCAGTAGAAGATACATTAATAGTAGAATCGAAAAAATTAACATCAAAAGTTAGATTTGTGGATTCAATTAGATTTGTTAAACTATCTACTTTAATGTATTTGTCAATATTTTGAAGTATATCGTTGGTGCCTCCTTTGTTTTCTAAAGAAATATAATATTGTGATAAAAATTCCGACACCAAAGGAAATTCTTCTCTGACGAATTGTGGAAGTTGGTTATCAACGATTGAACTGATTTTGATTCTGGTTTCTGTCATTTTATTATATTCTTACGAGGTCTCCGTTGGTGTAACTTGATGTAAATTGATAAGAGGACCCAGATATATCTGAACCCGAAGAAATTTCATCAGAAAGCATATTTAATTTAATTCTATTAATATCTAGTTGTAAATACAAATCCTGTAATCCGATTACATCATTCGACTTTGGAATGGTTGAAATTTCAATTATTTGCTGACCAAGTGAAGTTTTTTTGGTAGAACTTATATTTACTGGAAACAATATTATTTCACCCTTTGAATAATCAATTTTCCCAGCATTTCTCCTTACAATTATTGGTTGTGAAAATTGTAGTTTAAAGAAAAATATGCTACCAGTAATTTTATCTTCATTTGGAATGTCACCAATATATAAAGTTTCATTTATTCCAGAAATATTGAATCCTGAAGATTTTATATTGTACCCATTTTGATTTTTTATATGAAATTCATTACCGAAACAAATTTCATAATCGCCAAAAGTATTTAAAACAGGACTTAAATCTCTGCGCATTGAAATTTTAGTGATATTAGATGTAATTGCGCTATCAGAATCATCAATGATTTTTAGATATTTGCTGTATTTAAATCTGGCACCATATCTATTAAGTTCTTTTGAATTTGAATAATTATTAAGATTATTAAGTATCTTCTCTCTAAGTAAATTGGGGTCGAGTGTTGTATTTGAATTATAGTATGCTGTAGTGTCAGTTTCGAGATAAAGATATTTTAAATCTATAATCTCCGGCACTATACCCGCAACAGCATACTTTCTCAAATCTTTCTCAATATTATCCTTAACTTGATTTGAAACAAACGGCCCATTAATTGGTTTAATGCATATAAAAACCTTTCCATATCTTGGTGGATTTAAATCTTCTCCACCAAAAACAGATACGGACTCCGCTTCTGGATAAATCGTTGGTATAATAGTTTCATAGTCAGTTGCAGTAACTGCGCGATTTTGTGAAGAGTACTTTCTCGGAGCATATTTTTTAATAGACTCTACAGATTCAATCTCTCTGCCATTCTGTGATTCAGAATTTGTAGTTATTAGAGATACTCCAGTAGTTACAACTCTATTCAAGTTGTCTACAATTCTGCCAGCAAAATTAAAAGAAGAAACTCCATTTCCACTCTCACCATTTGTTATATTATAATTAACCTCTATATAATTTAAATTATCAAGTTTTTTGCCAAAAATACCATCCCCAAAAATTAATTCATATCTTTGGTCTTCAATTTCTTGTATGAAAAATACTCTTGATTTTGAGTCAATTTCAAAAAGATTTTTTGCAAGTTTATATGTGTTTTTTACCGAACTTGATTCTGTATTTCTTACTGAAACTGTAATAGAATCTATATCAATATTTGCATTGTTTAAAATAAATTTCTGATTTGGATCATTTATATCAACTACAAAATTAGTAGTTACAAAAGTACCTTCATAAATGTCTATGTTTTCAAATAAAGCAATTCCATTTATAACAGGAGATGTTATATCTTGTGGAATAATAAAGGAAAAACTTTGACTTCCAAAAGTTGTACTTGTTGTGCAAACAATGCCACTTTTAATAGTCAATGTAAGTGGATTTGTCGAAAATGCGGTTGTATCCACAAAGAATGAAATATTTGCTCTTGCGGCCGCTCTAGAATATGGTACATAACCAATATTTCTTGCAAGAGAAACAACATTTTCCCTCAATGTCGCACTATCAATAAAAACCTCATTGCTAATCATATTAGCATTATATGAGGAAATATATGTATTATATGCTAAAACATCAATCAAGTATGAAAGGTTTGACCCAGCAAAATCATAGTCAGTAAAGTTTGAGTTCGCTCTTAAGTATTCCCTAAGCGAACTTTTTATTTGATCAAAGTCTAAATTTGTGAAATTAACTAGTGCCATTTATCGTGTTGGCTGAAGTGCAAATGATAATTGTTGAGGTGGAACGTCAATTCCAACTATTGTATATTCTATCGTCACATTAAATTCATTATTACTAAAATTTGGAGCGACTATGACATTGTTGAGAATCACCCTTGGTTCATAATTTTCAATGGTATTTTTAATTTCATCTTTTATTACCGCCGCTTCAATTTCATCAATATTCTCAAAAAGAGACTGACTTATTTTAGAACCAAGATTTTCATCAAAAAACCTTTCACCTGGATAAGTAAATACCAAATTGCGGACAGAGCGAGCAATCGCATTTGCATTATTAAGTGCAATTAAGTCATAATTAAGAGGATTTGATTGAAAAGACATACTTATGTCTTTAAAACCCTTACTAACTCGCTCTAAAGGCATTAAAGTGTATAAAAACTGTATTATTTATTCGGGTTTTTTGGATTCATAGAGAGGTTCAGTGCCATATTCCCAGTCATCATAGTCCTCATCATTGCGAATTTTTGCATGAATTTCGTTTTGGTGGAGAAAATCATGTTTTTTGGGAGTCAATGCATCATTTGCAATCTCACGAAGCATTTTTTTGCTCTCGATTTGACTTTCCCAACCATATTCGGAGGACAAATATCGAGTTCCCCACTCATTTTTCATGAAATTTTGGTCCTTATCGACTTTTTTAGTCATTTTTTAGCTCCTGATCTGTTAAATCAGAACTTTTTACGGGGTTGCTATCCCGTTTTTGAATTATATCATAATCATCTTCAAGTATTTCCTTTAAGTACTCACCTTCCCACATATCATAATATGATGTTTTTGATAAATTCTCTCTAAATTTACGTAGTTTTTGAGTTGGTTGTCCCAAAATCAAATTATATTTTCCGTTATTGGTTTTAATTCCATTAATGAAAGTATCATAAGAAGCGCAATCCTCAAAGAATTTCCACTCTTTATACTTTTGGTTACATATATCTACCCATTTTTGAACCTCATCTAGACTAAAATAACCCTCAATGATGTAAATTACCACATCTAGGTCTTCAATAGGTTCTATGGCGCTTGCAGAGCACTCTACGATGCGATATTTTGACTTGGAGGCAAACGGACAAATAGCAAATCCATTTAGTTCTGGTCTAACCTTAGAGACCTCAGTAATCCAATTAAAAATATACTTTTCCTTTTCCGACATAAAAAAAGAGTGCTTAACTTATTTAAGCACTCTGAAAATTATTTACCTTGTCCGCGATACTTTTTCTTTCGTCCATTGCGAGAGGTTGCACTGAGTAGTGTACGTGGAGACCGTCCTTGACGAGTCTTCTTTGGTGCTCCTGCTTCAAATACCGTTTTATTCGATCCACCTTTAGCCATTTTAAATTTCCTCCAGTTCTAGTTCATTGGGATCAATATCTTCTCCCGAGAAAAAACGCTCTGAGAAGTCTTGAAGAATCTCACTACAGTCTTCCATAGTGAGATTCTTATAAATTTTACGACCTTTATATAAAAGATTGTAAGTTTTTTCCATTAAATTACGCGAGTTTTTTCATGTCCAACTCTAATGCGAGGATCGCACCAGATCTCAAATCCTGCTTCTTTTGCATCAAGACAGAAAGAAACATCTTCTCCACACATATCCTGAACTGCACCAGATTCAAATACTTGCATCTTAGGAGCAAACCAAGGATATTCAAGATTCTCAAAGACACCCTTTTTAATTAATACCCAACCAAAACCTGTGTAGTCTACAGTAAAAGGTTTACGACGCTTTGAAATAGAATCAACA